ATCTGATTCCATGTATTGACGTAGGTTGGGTCCAAAATAACGTCACCCAACGGTGTGTCCAGTTTCGGCATGTCATGTTCAGCCCGAACCTCGTTTATTGTGCGGTAACCCTTAAGAACCTGAAGGTCTAGTTTGACTCGTTCGGCTTCACTCATAGCGTCCTGACCAATAAACTCAAACGTAAAGTCATCGTCAATCGGTCGCACGATGTATGTATTAAGCCAGCTTTCGAGTGACCTTAGTAGTGGTCGAAGTCCACGTTCTTTAGATGCAATAATTCGCTGTTCCGGACCAACCGATGACAAAGCTGACGTCTGACCTTCGTTACCAAAGGTGAAACCTATTTCAGCTGGGTCCATTGTGTAGACCGCACAGGTTACCTTAAGCAACCAGTTTATCCACTTGTCATATTCCATTTCTTTGTTGGACTGGCTTAGGTTAACTGCCTTCAGGTCTTCTCCACCTTCTGGAGACATCTGAATTATAGGCATCCGTTTTGCGTTTCTTACTCCCGTCATCATCGCCATAACGTGCCGCTTGAACGCATCAAAAACATTAGCCGTCATGGTGCTTTTTAGAAGTAGAATGGTCTGGGCGTGGATTCCGTTCGTGAAGTTAACCGAGTTGTATGTGGTGGCATTTAGCAAGTCGGTAACTACCCGCATAAGCTCCTCAAGCTCCGGGTATCCATAACCGGAAGTCTGAATCCACGTTCTGGGTCGTCGAATTCCCCACGACATTTCACCGGGTGAATATGTGTTTACGATTTTATCGTCAAGGGTTTGAATGTAGGCAACTTTGTGTGCGTCTGGATACCATTTTCCAGTTCCGTCCTTAGCGCCAGTCTGTTTTGGTCTGGCTCTTCGTATGGTGGCTGCATCTACAGGAACAAACCCAACAACGTCCCTTCCTTGTCCACCAACTCCACGACTTCTTAGAATTTCAAAGTTAGCTTGGTCATATGTGAGCGAATCCCTCATTATCATCCGCACAAACGGCTCAAACCCACCGGGTCCATAGATACCACCAGAGCTTTGAAGGATATCTTCAATCTCCCTCGCACGCTTCTTTGATGCTGGCGTTGCTTTTTCTTCATGGTCTCTAAGGACAATTCGATACCCGGTTGAGTACGGAGACTTCTGTGGAACCGCAAACTCTGCAACCTGCTGTATCCGGGTCTGAATAATGGCTCCGATAACCGGAACGCGCGAGACATTCATCAACGTCCAGTAATCAACACCGATGGTTCCCGGATGAACGTCGCTAACGACCTCGTCGAGGGTCTGCATTGCATACATACCACCAGACGTCGGAAAGTTCAGACTGCTTGGTTCGGGCAGATTTGTCTGCTCGTCTAAGTCTGATACCGGTGCCGCTTTAAATAGATCGCCCAGCCAGCCCATTCATTAATCCTCCGGGTTGGTGCTCTCGTCTACGAACACCCCTTCCTTACTCGTCATGGTGGTTGTCGTTAAAGCCTCAACCACGGTGTCTATACCCTCGTCGGCAAGAGATTGGAGTTTTGAGATCCAATCGTCTGCCTCGTCTTTGAGCTTGACCTTCGCCATTTGGGCTAACGTGCTAACCACCAGAAGAGCAATCTTTTCGGCGTTCTCCATTACTCGCTACTCCCCTCAAAACATTGCGCCATGCACGCTGCCTTGGGTGGTTTTTCGACGTTCCACTTGACCTTCTTTTCACCACATTTGAAAACGATGGTCTTGGCTGGGTGCGCAAGTTCTGGGTGATTTTGGTATTTAATGGTCATCTTGTCACATGTGGTTGCACAACCAGAGAAGGACAGAATAACGATCAGAATTCCAATCGACCCGATTACATACCTAACCAGCCCCATTAGTCGTCTCCCCCGTGTCTTTCTTCGGCATAATTTCGAGCTTTCCTTGAGCGTCACGGAGACCGAAAATAATGAACGCGGTTAAAGCAGCCCAGATGTCATTGGAATATGCCTCCGGTAGTTCCCAACCTAGTCGTGGAAGAACCACTGCTAGTGCGAGGCCAAGCACGAGTCCAATAACTGTCTTGCTCTTGTAGATTTTTTTATTACTAGGCATTTTCATTTCCTTTCTCCCTTTACCGAACCAATAGGCGGTCTAGTTTGTCGTCGATTTTATCAATCTTCTTGTTTGTTTGTTTGGTGGATCGCTGAATTGCGGTTTGTTGTGTTTCGATTCGAACAAGCGTTTCTGCCTGTTTCTGCATCTGTTTTTCGGTTGTTTTCACTCTTTGTGTTAGTTCAGCGTCTTTTTCATCCAGTCTTTCTCGGTGATCGTTTGCGTAGTTGATCTTAAACTGCATTTCGGTTTCGAGGGTAGAGTGGTTAATCAAAGTGCCCACTATAAAACAAAGCGCTACGGTCACTCCGCTTATGATTGCCCAATTATCTCTAATCCACTTCATAGTACTTGCCTCATCTATATGGAACGCCTTCTTCGCCGCCCCATTTTTCTGGAATTGGTCTACCGGGGTATCTCGAATGGTCGAGTGTTCCGGGGAACGCCTCAACTAATCCTTCCTCTATTAAAGGAATTGCCACTCCCCTCCAAATAAGCTCACCGGGATCGGACGTCTTCATACCGTAGGACTGTCGGTGAGCACCAATATATTTGATCTTTCCTCCTAATTGTTGCGACCGAAATATTGCGTGTTTAACCGCTTGTCGGCAAGCCTCCAACTGCTTTTCAGTAGGTGTCATTGGTTTACGGTTTGGTCTGCTTTTTGGTTTCCAGAAGTATCGTGAATTTGTTCCGATCCCACTAAAGTAACCCTCGCACTCGATACCAACAGATCTCGAATTGAATGCTTGAGCGTGCGGTAGACGCCAGACGGGATCGTGCAGCCAGTATGCACCTGAGTTATCCCCACAGGTTACCACGTAGTGGATAGCAAGCGACCGCCAACGAGACCATCCTTGTTCATCGCTATCTTTGACGGCCATCTGGTGAAGCACGACTGTGTCTACCGCACGAATTCTGTTCTTACGTCGACGTCTGCTGGCATCGGACTCGGTGCGAACGTCTTTGACTAACTCAAGATTCCATGACGCCTCAAGGTGCTTCTGTCGTTCTAGTACGGCCAGTTCCATTATCCACGCGGGAGCATGGTAGGGTAAATCTTCGTCCCACTGAAAGTCCCTGTCCGCGTCTTCGTAAAGCGCCTCAACGGCCTCAATGGTTTCCCGACCGAATATACTATCTGCTCCCCATCTGGGTAGGGAATAACCGAGAGTCACAAGGTCCATTTGGAGTTGTAACACACGTGCGCTTTTTTCACCGAACGTTAGGTCTTTGCGGTTAAGCCGAGAGGCCATTAGTTAGACTCCGGAACTTGAACATACATAACAACGAGTGTTGCAATCCCTTGTGTAGTCTCATTCGGGACAGCTGGTGCGGTCACTTCTAACGTAACCTTAATTGGATCATTCTCGTTGATCCATATAGTTTGACCAGCATCTCGTCCAGCTGCACCAACCAGCAACGCTCCCTTATCCGCTACCGCTAACCCTTCAAGCCTCAATGTTCCGCTACCTGAGCCTGCAATGACAGGTACCGCCCTGATTAACGCGGTCGAATCAACAGACGTGGGACCAAAGCTCAAGTCAATATCAGCAGCACGCGGTTCGGCGAACACCTCATGTACCTGAACCCATGCGTCCAACACGACAATACCGCCACCACTTAAAGTTCCACCCGTGGCAACGATAGGCGTTATGCTTATTGTTTCAGTCTGTGCAGCTGCCTCGGTAAAGTCCGAATGATCGACCTTGTATCGCCACAAATTTACCGATCCACGGGCCAGACTATCTAGAACGTCTTTAGCAATTTCAGCCATGATCTCCCCCGTTTAGTATCCGGTGATCCGGCTCCGAAGCATTACTCGACTAGTTCCGTCAGTTAGAGCCCACGAGACTTTAATCTTAACTGGTCGAATAACACCAGATTGACGACTACCAGTTTGGTCAAATACTCCGTCTTGAGAGAACACGATAGGCATTTCCCCCGCACTCCAAGAAGTTGTAACGTCCACAAACACGCCAGTCAGTGGATTAAACACCGAGACCGTTCCCTCGGAAACACCCGCGCCGTCAACCGGGTCACACCAAAGCTCGTGCTCTGCGTGAATGGTGGCTAAATTAAATCCACAAGAACCAGAGTCAAAGGTCATAGACCCTGCCACACCGCTTTCGGTGAGGGTGGTTTCTTTGATAACGAAACTTGATGCCATGCGAGCTGCCTCCTGTATGTGCCGAGCCTACTACAGATTCTAATTACACACCATAGGACTTTGACACCTCGTCCCAGAAATCAGACAACCGCTTCTCGTCCGCACTATCTGTATCCCGATCGTCAATAATTGTCCCATCGTACCCTATCGAAGCGACCCTGTGGATTGCGCCTGCTTCCTTACGTGCTGACTCTCTGGCAAACCACGACGCCATTAGCCTGTCACCGGTATGAGAGTTTGGATCATAGTAAAGCATTTCATCAACCCAGTTTCGTACTTCCGGGTGAATGTCGCCGTCACCAGATGGTATCACCCATTGACCCCGTGCCATCTCTGCTGACATTGACTCAACACCGAACAAGGGATGTGCCTTGTTTCTTCCAGTATTGAACGCCTTTACCGCCATACCTTCGTTTTGCGCCATTTGAACGAGGAAGTCCTGTGCGGCATTACTTTCAACCACCAAAAGGCTGTTATATCGTTTCTGGGTGTCAGCTAGTCGTGTAAGTATTTCACTTGCCGACCAACGCCCGCTTTCAATATTAAGAACCTGTCGCACCTTGTCCGTTCGAAGGGCAATCGTAAACATGACCGTAAGATGTGCACCGGCTTTTTTCTTAACCGCAAGGTCAACACCGGTATACGTTTTCCAACCATTAGGTACCTCGAAGGACGGCACTAACTCCATGCCACTACCTGCCGCCAAACACCTGTCAAGGTCTGCCTGTCGAAACCGGCTATCACTATCAGCCCGAGCGCTACACATCATTTGGCGCTCGAACTCTAACGGACCAAGCTCCAGCTGCTTTTCTTCGATGCGTTTCTTTGGCCACCGATCTTGCCAGTTAGAGTCACCACGTTCGCGATCCATTACCGGGTACTTCACACCTTTCCACGTCTGGCGATTAGATATCACATGCATTGCGTCGTCTCGGTGCCATGCGTTACCTATGAACACCACCCGACCGCGCCTAGTAAGCCGACCCATAAGCGTAGAGTCGATCCACTTAATAGCATCCTCACGGCGGTACTGAGTAGCGGTCGTTTCATAGGTAAGAAGGTCGTCCAATATCAAGAGATCGATACGGGCACCAAGTATATTCCCGTGCAGACACGTCGCCTGAACCGATGGATCTTTTGCGTGAGTGTTACGCTGTACCGTTAACGCGTCCTGTGTCCACCCTGCCGACGTACTTCCATACGACGCCGGTCTAAGGTCAGGAAATATGGACTTCAGCGTGTCGCTCTCTTGAATATATCGACCAATTGACTTTGTTATTTTAGTGGCCTGTGACCCTGTAGCAGCCACAACAACGCAGCGAAGGGTTGGGTCAACACCAAGCTCCCATAAAATACGACCAACGCTTATCTGCTGCGTCTTCCCGCTTTCCACATGGCTCCAAAGAACCACCCTCTTGTGCTCCGACATAACCTTTTGCCATTCGGAATGATAGGGAGCTTGATGAATGGGAGTATTAGTTTCCTCGTCACGAAGTACTAACGGCATAAATACGTTAGGGTCTCGACGAGCCAATTCTATACGAATATTCTTAGACCGGAACGCAAGCGCCCTTAACTCCCGATCAGCCACGTTTTACAACTCGACCCATCACGCGCATTATTACTTCCGTCATAAACCAAACGAACTGAACGTATACTATCGCAAGGTGCATCCAATTCGACGAACTCACTAAAGCACCAACAACGTAGATATGATTAATCCAGCCCACGATTTACATCCAGCAGCGTATGTTACGTTACCGATATGGTCTATTGCGGTGCGTATACACATTTCCGATACCCCAAAGTCCGTCATGGATGTGTCGGAATTACAACCCAAAGCCGACAAAGCGTCCAACCGTGCAGCAGCAGCATCTAGTTGACAATCGTAATAACCGTAAACGGTAATTGAAACCACCAACCCAATTAAAACGATAGCTCCCAGCCATGAACCTACCCTTTCTGCACGTTCTGCTGATTGTAAAGAAGCATCCCCGGCCCTGTATAACCGAGATGCATAGAAAAGAATGATTGTCGCGATCACTTTATTCTCCGAATTAGTCTGTTGGTTCGTTAACTAGTCTCAACGAAGGTTCATCTGACGACCCACGCAATGCGGCCTCGATGTCCTTCAACTCTGACACGAGGTCTTCCGTCGTGTATTTGGTTAAATCAGTCACGCCGACGATAGCCTCCGGCTCCCCCATATGCAACCTCTCAAGACGCATCGCCTCATGGCACACCGCTACGCTCTGAGATGTAAACCTTGATATCTCCTTTAGGAGCGAGAGTTGTTGTTTCGATGAGAACTCGTCTGGACTGTTTGTTATCACATCAGCAAGTCGCTCCACCAAAGGTCTACCGCTTTGAAGCAAACGCATGGAAAACCCTATTAAACCGAGTGCAGACTGCCTCGACGCAACGACCATCTTCCCTTCCTGTGCTCTTGCATCTGTCGCGTCCTGTTTAGCTTTTTCGGCCTTATCTTCGGCCTCAAGGTAATCCTGTGTGCGCATCTCTTGGCGTTTCGCTCTGGCACGAATGTTATCGTCATGTAGTACCTGTTCAACTGGAACAGCCCACGGGTGCTTGGGCCATCCTTTGTCGTACGCTCGCTTGGCCATGCGACGGTCGCAGCCTGCATAATCTGCTGCATGAGAATGATTGGCTGGCTTTATTCTATACGCTTCAAGAAGTGCATCGTAGAGCAGCTTGTCGATTATTCGTCTCGCCATAGTTTTCAGAATAACGCACAATTCATTTGAGCGCTATACCCTATTACATATTCGTCAG